TATATTATAAGTTACTTACATTGTTTAATTTATATAAACTTTTGTTAGTAAGATTTAAAATCTAAAAGTTCTAATGAAAGGTAAAATAATATTGAAAAAAAAGTTTCCAACCGCTGTAAAAGCAGTCAAGTGGAAACAAGCCTTTTAGGTGCTTTTACATCACTGAAAATAATGATGTTTTGTCTCATTTTTCTTTTCGGACGGTGTAATCAACTAAAATATTTATTGACGTTGCATTAAGGGAATTTTGTTTTATACTTTTTTAGAAGATCAATAAACTTGGAATCTTTTTTTTCATTTGAGTAGTTGATTGCTATTGAAATTGGGGTTATATGTTTTCCTAAATAAGGATTTGCTTCTTCTTCCAGTAGTGTCATAGCACAGTCAAAATCATCTCTCAACATGCAAATTATCAAGGGCGTCATAATGATTTCATTTTCAATGTAATATGAATTGGGATCACATCCTCTTGATAACAAATATTTTAGTCCATCCCTAGATCTATTAGTATATTCAAGATATCGACAAATTCCAGGTGCATCATCAATGCGAACATCTTTTAATTTGTAATATTTCGAGAAAAATTTTAGTATTTCTATTTTTCCTGAGAGAATAGCAATTTCCACTGGAAGCAAATTATCTTTTTGAGGAGAATGAAAGTCAGCATTATGTTTTATCAAGAAGAAAAATATTTTCTCATGCCCTCGAATAATTGCAGCGATCAAAGGAGTAACACCTTTATTATCTGGGGAGTTAATTTTAGCTCCAAACGTTACGAGCATATCAACAATTTTTTGATTTCCATAATATGATGCAACCCAAAGAGGAGATATCCCTTCGTAATTAATTACATTTGGAGAAGCTCCTTTCATAAGCAATGTTGAGACAACTTGGGAATTGTTTTTACTACAAGCGACATGTAGGGCAGTACTCCCATTAGAACTTTTTTTGTCATAATCAAGAGGATATTGGAGGAGAATATATGCACATTTATTTGCGAATGAGTAAATGCACGACATAAGTGGTGTTCTACCACAAATTAGAATATTTTGATCAGCTCCATGATCAAGTAATAATTTTAAAGAAATTTCATCATTATTTGCACAGGCAATGCCAAGTGCAGATAATTCATCTCTATAAATATAATTTACATTGCAACCACTTTCCAAAATTGATTTGATCATTTGATGATCTTTATTCTCCACAGCAGTCATCAAAAGTGTTTTTCCATTGGGAAAAATTTGGTTCAAGTTCCCAGTAGCAATACCATCTATAGCCATTGTGAAAAAAGAATTTTCACTGGCTATATTTTCTTCACAAAAATCATTCATTTTATTAACAGGGTATCTATTAAATTTTGTTTCAATTTTTTAGATTTGGTTTAACATATTTGTCAACCATTTTTTCACCAAATGCTTTGGAAGCGGTACTCTCGTCAACCTCCTTATTTCTAACTTTTGCGATCATAGACAGCATTTGCTCGAATTGTAGTAAATCGAAACTTTTTCCACCCTCCAATATCATATTATATAATGAAGGATAACGCATCATCAATCCTTCATATTTTTTCTGGTACTTACCTCTCAAATCAGCATAATTTTTGCTCTTTCGAAGTCGATCATCTCTTTCACAATCGGTCTCTGTTAAAAGAGTGTAAACCATCGATTTTAGTTCTTCGATATCGATGTGGTTGTCAAACTCTTTATTTTGCATAGCAGGGATATCATTTTTGAAATCTTCGAGTTTGGGAGCATTAGTTGAGTTGAAGGAGACATTAAACTTATCAGCCATTATATTATTATTTTAGATTAAATTCTTTAAATCAAAATCTATGATAAAGATATGACATTCATATGGATAATTATAACAATTTTTATAGCTTTACTAGTAGTGGCATTATTTCTACCAAAATTTAGAGAGATAATAAAAGATTACCAATTATTATATGATGAAAATGAAAATTTCGAAAATCCACTGGACTCAAAAGAAGATAGAATAGATAAATTATACTGTAAACTTTATGATCAAGTTTTTAATGAGTCCAACGTATATCTAGAAGAGGTGAAAAAGATTATAAATTTTATGAATGAACACGAGGTACCAAAGAAAAAGAAGAGCCCAACTAATTATGTCTTAGAGTGTGGATCAGGAACTGGAAAACATTATCAATATTTAAGTACAGCGACGGATTACAAGGTAATGGGATTAGATAGAAGTAAATCAATGGAGGAAATATTTAAATTGAGAAATCCCTTAGGACATATCACACTGGGAGATATGAGAAACGAAAATCTATTTAAGGCAGAAACTTTTAGCTTCATTATTTGCTTGAAGGATACTCTTTATCATAATACAATGAACGACTGGGATACTATTTTAAGCAATTTCTATTTTTGGCTAAAGCCAGGAGGATATTTGATAATTCATGTTTATGATAGAGATAAGTTAGATCCAACTCCTAGAAATATGAGCTTTGTAAGATATGATCCTAGTAAGAGGAAGCATAGTATAACTCAATTTCCTAATTTCACACACGATGGTTGGTGGGAAGTAAAGGGAAATACTATTTGTCAATATAATGAGATATTTGCTATAAGAGGCAAAAATAATGAAATAGAAAAGAAGAGACATTATAAGCATAATTTGGTAATACCTGCTAAGGGAAAGATAATGGAGAAAATTATTGGTAACTATTTCAAATTAATAGATGTTATAAGAATGGATAAAATGGGTTTAGTTGACCACGAATTGTGTTTCTTTAAGAAGAATAAATTTTAATTTATTATATATTTTATGGATGCGATTGCAACAACTAATAAACAGGCTATGAAAGGTTGGACATCTAAATATTATCCATATTCAATGTATAAAATATCACAAGGTAATGTAGTTTTAGAAGGAGATAATAGAGATATGGATCCCACATTATTGTTGCGTGGAGTTATAAGTGATAGAATATTTGGAGATTCTCAGGCTGGAGGTGGATTAAAAGAATTAGTAAAATTTAGTTTAAATGCGAAAGATAAAAAAGGTGGATTTAAACAATTGGAAGAAAAAGCTAACAAATATTTTCGTAAAAACAATTTAGATGTTGAAAATAAAACATTTATTTTAACTTTAAAAGATTTAGATGACAAAAAAACATTTATTAAAAAATATAAAAAAAAAATCTAATAAAACATATATATAATGCCGAACAATAACAGTTTTCAGAAAGAACTTAATAAACTCGAGGTTTTACTTCAAAAGCTTAATAACAAAAATGCAAATCGTAAGAATAGAAAACAAAATCAAAATGGGGGTGCCAAAGTAGAGTCAGAGGATTCTCGTTATTTTAAGGTAGTTATCGTAAATGGTAAATCTATCGATGACGGTGGTCGTTACGAACTTCCAATGAAGACTAAATCAGGAAAACCTCAACGTCGTGGTCCTAAGGACAAGGCATCAACTGCTTTCTCTGAGCTTTGCCAAAAAGCCAAGAAGAAAGAGGAGTGTAAATTCTCCTTTTCCATTCAAGAGACAACACGTGGATCTGACAAAAAGATTTATCATTATGAAGGAAAACGCGTTAAATTAAGCAAGCCAATTGTTCTAAAATTAAAGGACAAGAGAACTGGAAAGGTAAAGGAAGTAGTTAAAAGATATAATAATGTAATTAAGTCTCTTGGGTCTGAGCATCCAGGTGATAAAAAGGGAGGACGCAAATATATGTAAATATTAACAAAGAAGTCATTATAAATTTTATTTTATATTTTATAATGGAAAAGGAAAAAGAAAAAGAAGGAAAAAGAAAATTTACTATCTTAGATTTCCCCCAAAAAGGAACAAATAGTGGAGTTTATACTGGATCCACTCCAGCAAATGTAGCAAATAAAGTTTTTAATAAATTAGCGAAGAAAATGAATTTTTATGATAATTTAGGTGGTACAAAATACCTTGTTTTTTATATACAAGATTTGAATAGTAAAAAAGTTTATCCCTACATTGGAACGATTATCATTCTACAAAATCCAATCGAATTAAACTACTCCAATAAGAATATAAAAGTCAATCATAGAAACATCGTAGCAAAATATGATAAAAATATGATGGAAGTCTTCAAAAATTATCTTGAATAATATAGTAATGTCTAATTTAAAAGATTCAGAACCACAAGTTGCACCAAATGAACCAGCATATGCAGCAAAACAAAGACAAGGCGCAAATGAAGACGCCATAAATAATATTTTAGATGGAAGTTCAAAAGTTAATGATTATGTTAAGGAAGAACCAACCTATACTCGTCCCAAAATAGGTCAATATGTTGTTCCAGGTGGTTCTAAAAAAAAACAAGAATATAATGTTTTTTACAAAAATGTTTCATTTTGTATTAAGGCGAATAATTTATTAGAAGCTGTTCAAGAGGGATATACAAAGATGGTAAATACTATTCCTAATTTTTCTAAGAAAAAAATTAAAGTGTCTGTGCAAAGGAAGAATAAGACAAGGGAGAATCACGTTTATCAATTTTTGGTGAAAAGAGAAAATATAAAAAATCCAAAGTATAGAACAAAGGTAACTTTCGTGAAATTGTAAATTAAATCAAGCATATTTTTTTAATGCATATTTAGCAATAGAATAAACTTGTTTTTTTATTTCTTCCCATTGTTCTTTTCTCTCATTGCTAAGAACAATCTCTTCTTTTTCATCATAATAAGTTCTCTTGTTTATTTTTGAGCTAAAATGCCATATTAAATATTTCAAATCTTCTTCACTTAGAGAGTCATCTGCTTCCATAATCCAATCTATCATTTTCGGGAAACAATGATAATCTATTGCAGAGAGAATCCAATCATTTTTTTCAAGATGTAAGACGGATGAAGATATAGTTCTCATTGGAGTATAATAATATTCTTTCCATTTTTCATCGCTTGATTGGAATCTTTGAGTCCAAACATATGCTGCATTAACTAACATCTTTGCATCTCCTGTTAATCCTCCAAAAGCTGAACGAATAATGAGTGATTGGATAATTGCATAATGATTTTTGTCCAATGCAGAAGCATTTAGGGAAACTTGTTTAGCTATCTTATCATTAGTAATAATATCCAATGCTTTAGGAATGGGATAATCTTCTTTATATTCACAAGTGCAAGCAATATATACCAATCCTAATAACCATTCTATATGATTTAATTGAAGAGTCATTTTATTACTACTGATTGCTATCATTAACCAAATTAGGGTTGAATAATGATGAGTAATTTGAACATCTTCTACAAAAATAATGGAAAGACGGCGTAAAAATTGGATTGGATCCAATTCAATTAAATGTTTTGCAGTTTGGATAGCTAATGAAGTCTCTTTCAATCTAATACATTTTTGAAGATGGGATTTCAAAAAATTAATATTTTTATAATCTGGAGGATTGGATGTTTGAGGAAGTTCTACTAATAATTTATCTTTTTTTCTTATTTTTATATTTCCTGATAACAAGATAGGAATATGCGTCAATTTATTGGAAAATCCATATGAGAAATTACTATTTTCTATTTTAGAATTGGAGAAATAAGGGTATTCCTCTGGTTCATCTCTTTGATTCCATTTCATACAAAAATAATTATCACATTTATTTAACATAAAATCGATGGTTAATTGAACATTTTTACTGGTCATTTGAATCTCTTATTGATGATGAGAAAGTTTTAAATTGGAATTTTTTGAATTTAAAAAAATTCAATAAGTTATGAAATATAGAAGGATGTCTTTCAACTGTCATAACAATTTGGATATTTATGGTTCTTGGGAAGAACTTAAGAATTTTTTCAACGATAACTATGATGAAAACAAAATAATTAATTTAAATAATTACGAAAATATTGAAATTTTGGATTGGGACAAAGATTTATTCGAAGAAAAAATGGAACAAATTTACTATGTTTTTATGACAAGCGAAGAACCTCCTTGTGAATGGATTAGTGATATCTCGAAAGAATATCCCAATCTTGAGTTCAATTTGATATACCAAAATAGAGAGAGAGAAATTAGTGGAGAATACATTTATAAAAAAGGTGTTCTTTATAATAGTTTCCAGTACGATGATAATGAGATCATTGAAAATTGTGTTGAGGTTTATAATTAGTTCATTCTAACGATTCTTCTTTTCCCAATCTAAGAAGAAATTCTTCAATTGGAAGATTATACATGAAACGGCTTACAGCTATGTAAGAATCATCTGAGCCAATGAATTCAACTTTATCGGAATTTGCTATTCTTCTCGTGAAAGAGGCATCTGGGTAATCAGAGCTTAATTTACAAATAGCATTTAATCTTGATAATTTATCTGCGAAAGCTATTAATTTACAAATATCCCCAAAAGGTTGTTGGAGGTAGTCCCCGTCCAATCCTGATATAATTACAATTTTATTATAGTCCTCTATGAGTTTTTGAATAACCGGGAAACAATCTCTAAAAAATTGTATTTCATCAATTAGAATAACATCACTTTCTATAACAGCAGGATTATCTATTAAAATATTAAGACTATCTAGTGCAAGATTGGACTCGAATTTTTGCTTATCGTGTGAAAAAATATTAGCCTCACTATCATATCTAGTATCCTTACTGTAATTAACTGCAAGTATTTTCTTTTTAATAGATTGATATTTTTTAGCAATTCTTATCAATTCAGTAGTTTTACCTGAAAACATTGGACCAGTTATTATGTGTAAGTATCCAGCATCTCTTCCTAAAAATGCTTTTCTTGAAACCGGTATATAATCACCATCTTTTTCTATAGAAAAAATCGCAGGGGTACTATTAATTTCTTTCGCACAAAATGCAGTTAATTTTTGAACATATTCCGCTTTTGGTACTAATTCAACAGTATTAGTATATAAATTTCTTTGACAATCATTATCTAATCCAGCACATATAACTTTTTTATTAAACTTATCTGCCATAATAGGAATAACTTTCAATGAATCTTTAAAAAAATGAAGATCATCAATGGCAATAATATCCGCTTGTTCGAAAACAGGATTCGTCAAAACATCAACAAGTAAGCTTGTTAGGAGTACCTGCCCTTTAAGAAAAGAAAATTTTTGTATATTTTCTTTCTTATCGAGGGATAAAACTAAGCAAACTTTTTTTTGCATAACTTTGTGGCGGTTAATTTGACGTATAAGCTCTGTGGTTTTTCCTGCATAACAGGGACCAATAAGTAGGGTAATATTGCCGGATTTCATTCCTAAATATATTTGTTAAAAAGTTTTAAGCTTTTTTACTTTCAATTTTTTGAAAAAAACAAAAGAACTTAAAGAGATTTTATATAAAAGTAATAAAATAATGCCAACAAAGAAGACATCTTCTAAACCAACTACTCAACCTAAAAAGGAGGAACCTCCTAAAATGGAAGTAAAATCATTTACTGTTGAAAAGAAGGAAGAAGAGGTAGAAGAAACAAATAATTCAAGCGAATCAGAGATTGACGTAGATTCGATTGAGAAGAAAAAAAGAGGAAGAAAACCAAAGAGCAAAGTTGAGAGCGATGTTGATTCTAGTAAGCAGCTAGTTCCTAAGAAGAGAGGTAGAAGACCCAAAGATAAAACTTACACTATTATAAGCAACTACAAAGAAGTATCCAATGAGGTTGAAGAAGACAATATTATTCTTCATTTACCAATGGAAAATGACGTACAAGATACGATAAATGAGAACGATATTAAGATTGAGACAAATGGAATTCTTAAATATGATCCAAATTTATGCGAACCCTTACCTTATGAGCCAATGAATTCAATGATAAGTGGTTACGCACTTATAAGTGATAAATTACAGGAAAAATTAAGTGAGCTGAATGAGATAGAGGATGAATCGAAGAGTCAAGATAAGATGAATATTAAATTTGAGGAAAAAAATGAGACGAATTTGAAATGTACAAGTGATGAAGTTTTTTTTAGAGATGTTGGATTTGAGGAGGACAATAAGGAGTACTTTCGCGTATTAAAGAAGGCAAAAATCTTGAAATTGATGTTATCGGATAATAATAAAAAGGAATGGGATTTAAGCACGGATAGTTGTTGTTTCTATTGTACTGAGAAATTTCAAACTGTTCCAATTGGAATTCCAGTTAGATATTTTAGAGGGAAATTTTATTGCAGGGATATTTTTTGTTCATTCAATTGTGCTGCTGCATATATTTTTTCTGGTTTTGATATAAGATATAATTTCAAAAAATGGGAGTATTATTCCTTATTGTGCTTATTAGCCAGTATGATTACTAGTGAAGTTGAAAATGAAAAATTAAAAAATAATGAAGTAAGCGAAATCGATAAGAAAATGCATTCAATCAAAATAAAGCTTGCAGAGGATAGAAATTTATTGAAAAAATTTGGAGGACCATTGCCAATTGAAAAATTCCGTGAGAATTTTTATATTCTCGATAGTCAATACAGTATTTTATACCCACCACTTTCTTGTATGTATCCACAAGCAGAGATTGCTCATTATGTTAATGTGCATCGTCAAAAGGCACAAATCCTAAATAGTGAGAGTAGATTTAGTTGTAATGACAGTAGATCATCTATGAGTGATTTAAGATTAAAGAGAGAAAAACCACTTATACATAAGAAGAATACATTGGAAGAATATATGTCATTAAAAATAAATTAACTTAAAAGATATTTATTTTATTACTATACAAATATGGGAAAAACTATTTTTGCTGAATTGGATGAAATAACTTTTAATAGAATAAAAAAGAATAAGAATGCAAGTGGTATGATAGATGAGAAGAAATTTTTTAGTAAATTAAATGAAGGTGATTCTATTGTTTTTTCTTGTAGGGGAAAGAAAATAGAAGCTTATTTAAAAAAAATTAAGATATGCGATTCTATTGGAGAATATTTGAAAAATCAAAGTGAAATTGGTGTATTAGAGATTAATAGTAGAAGTCCAATAAAACTTCTTTCCGTTATGGGTGATGACAAAGATGGAGGAGCTAATAGGAAAAAGGTTCGTGTTTATGAAGTAGATTATCATCCTTTTGGAGAAGATGATGAGAATGAGAATGAGAAT